TTAGAATGTTCGCGGAATGAAAGTTGATGATTGATACTGTGTACGTTTTTGCGCCCAGTCTTTAGCATCCGCTGACGCTTTGGAAAACTGCAAACGAGCGGCATCTTCACTTTTCTGTCTTGCAATATCTGCCGCCTGTTGTGGAGTGAGATTATTTACATCAATCATATTGCGCACAGGAGGAGCGACAGAAGATTTAACATCCTCAGCTACCGTTTCGCGCTCCACTGGTTTCGGATTGTACAAATCCATATTACCACCACCAGTCATATAAAGCGCTTGTCCCATCTGGCCAGCCCCCTTAAATGCAGCGATTGTATCAGGGCGTTTAAGATAATTCTCGCGTTCAGCAGAAACAGCATTGATTCTTGCTGCAATCGCATTTTGTTGCTCTTTATCTTCTGTTGCGGACAATTTTTCTTGCAAGGAATGTAATTGGCTATCATAAATACCAAGCGTTTGAGTTGCGCCAAGAAGATTTTTTTGCGCTTCTGATTCACCACCATGAGAATAACGTGCTGAAATTCGAGCTTTTGCAGCCGCCGCTGAAATTTCATTACGGGTTCTATGATCTTCAAGCTCAAACTCGTGCTTGTATTTTTTATCAAGCAATTCACTATCAAAAGCACGTTGTTTGTCGGCTTCTGCCGTTTTCCAATCTAACAACTTTTGAGTTTCTTCATCTTTCCACCCTTGCTCAACATTTTTGACAATACCAGTTCCCAATCCTTGTGTCATCGCACCTAAAATTCCACCCCATCCCATAAATTATGCCCCTTGTTGCATTGGTTTTGATTGACCGTTTTGCACTTGCGCACGACGTTGGCTTTCCATTTCAGATACTTTGTTGATCATATCAACGTATTGCTGTTCTTCTTCCTGAGGTAACGCACCGTGCGTTGCTTCGCCAAATTGCTCAAGCGCATTCATTAAAATATCAATCAATACATCATCAATTTGCTCTTCTGGCACACCAACTTGCTGTAATAATTGCATAGCTAAATCTTTAGCGACTTGCATCATCACTTGCGGCGGAATAGTTTTTCCATTTTGTTGCGCGGCCTGAAGATTTGAAATCATTGCTTTTGCGACTAAATCGGCAATACCTTCTTCGGGACCTTTTTCTTGAATACGTTGTTGCGCAACATTTGCGATAGCATTAATGGAATTTTGCATCAACATTTGATACATCTGCGCCATACTTCCCTGTTGTTGTGAACCCTGTGGATTTTCGACCGCACTTTGTTCTGTTGTCTGCGGTTGTGATTGTTGTGTCATTGAATCTAAAATGCCCATGAATTTCTCCTATGATACGATGATATTTGCCCAATAATTTCTTAGGTTAGGAACGTCACTCGTTTTGACCTGTTTATCAGGATCTATATTTTGCATACGATTATGCATAGTGTTCAGTATGCCTTTTGGTTGTGTATTGTCACTGCGTAAATCACGCCCAGCCATAAATTCCTTATAGGCTTGACGTTCTTTTTCAGCTAATTCATTTTGTTGTGCGATGTGGTTATTTAATGCGTTAGAGTTAAGCGTCTCTGTTAAATCACGTAATGATTTTGTCATCGTGTCTTTTTTGTTGATCGCTTTACCTAATAAACCAATCCCAGACCCTAGCATTGCACCAGGAGGCCCTAAAGCAGATAAACCGACTTGTGCAGCTGTAATACCTCTATCAATCCATTTATCGTTCGTTTCATATTTTTCCCGAGCATTCTTATAGGACTTATTGATGAAATCTACTCTTGTATCGTAATACGCTTTCCCCTCTGGAGTGAGGCTATCATAATACGCTTGCTCTTGGTTGCTTTTGAATTGTCGAGATAAATCCCCAACGTGGGAAAGCCCAAAATTTGCCGCACTTTCAGCAATTTTGCCAACTGGCGTTGTTGCTGCCCCGCCCACCCCACTAAAAACGCCTCCTACAGCACGACCAATTAAGTTCAATTCTTCGCCCCGTTTAATACGGTCGTAACTATTGATGTCCGCCCGTTCTCGAACGGATGAATATTGGGGATCGCTTGACCATACATCGCCGTTATTTAATGTCATTGAACCACGTATGTTTCTATCAAATATAGAAGGAGTGCGTTCAGAATAAGGCGCATTGGAGTAACTTTTTCCAAACAAACCGCCAGTGAGTGTTTTCTGATCTTTTTCAGGAACGGCGGCGCTCATTTGCCCATTAGAAAGTGAATGATATTTTTCACTAATTGTTCGGCTAATTGCGCTATGACCACCGCTCCAACTAGAGTTATTTCTTCGCTCATTAAATGCATCAGTATAGACTTTGTCTTTTCCGTATCTAGATTTGTGGTCATTCCATCTATCTGACGTACTACGATAACTATCACTACTGTTATCTTCTCGCCAACCACCTCCACCGGAAAAGGATGAATCAGAATCACTAGCTCGCTCATAGCCAGCTTTTTCCATTGACTCACCAAAACTATCATGCAACTCTGCCATTGTTAGCCCCTTTAGTTTCAGAACGTTTCTTCATTTCAGTCAAAATACCGCCATTTGCCAATCCAGGAGAATCATCCACTGTCAAACTTTTATACGACCAATCCGCATCTGGTACGGCTGAATATTTTGATTTCATCTGATCTTGCAGATTTAATAACTCACGTTGCTGATTGATCAAATCTTTACCAGCTTGTTTTTGCGCAAAGTAACCACCAGCACCAGCAATAACATTACCGATAATATTACTTGCTGCTTTATGGTTGTCCATCCAATCCATTGCACTTCCAGCTGTTTCCCCCAGCCATTTACCAGCGCCACTAATTGCATCCCATGCACCATCCCAAAACGCCATAACCTTTCTCCTCTTAACTAATTTGAATTGACGGAACACCTAAGCTAGGAAATGACGACCAGTTTTGTTGCGTGGTCGGAATTCCCTGCATAAACTTACTCATAAATTGAATCTCTGAATCTCGACTTGCTTTTAGCTGCTCAATAGCCTTTGTTTTATCCTCAGCTTTCATATTCGAGTTATTCAAGATCGTGGCTATTTGCGCATCAAAGTTATTGGTGATTTGCATGGTGAAATCAATGGATTTACCAATAGTGTTCGCCGCCACTTGTGCATTTAAGTTCTTCATCTCATTTTGATGATTCAAATTCGCCATATCTTTTTGTTGTTGCCGTTCAAGTGCGGCTTGAGACGCAGTGAATTGATTTTGTGCCTGATTTAATCGACTTTGATTGCTATAAGCTAAATCAGATTGTAATTGCGCCATTCCACGCTGATGACCGCGTTCTAATTCTGCCTGCGATGCGGTGAATTGATTTTGTTGCTGATTGAGCTTACTTTGGTTTTGGAAATTTAAATCAGCTTGTAAGCGAGTTTGTTTTTCCGCAAACGCATTTTGCGTATCTTGGCTTGCAATTGGTATTGCCGCATCAAGCATTGCACGTTGAGCAGATTCCACACCAATGGTTGAATTTTGCAAGCCGCGATTAGCTGCCATACGTTCTCCTTTAGCAGCCGCGCTATTCATTAAAAGTGAATTGCTATTTAATAAATTAGAGACATTACCTGCCATTGTCTGTGATGTATCTTTTGTCGGAGATTGAGTGGAAATTGTTGGGGCTTGCGGTGTTTTAGTTTTATTCACCGCATCCGTCATAGAACCTAGAATTGACATATATTCTCCTAAAAAAAAAAGACCGCTTATTTCGCAGCCTCTTGTTGAAAATTTATTTAATTATTACTTACGGTGGTAAAAGCAACAGCAAGCTGATTCGGACTAAACCGCCAGCCTTCATTGCTATTTTTAATGCAATTAAAACACCATTCACTGCAAAAATATTTTGATCGTTTTTGTTTGATGCCGAGCACAATCCCGACAGCACCCCACCAGTCGTATTTACAGCCCAAAGTGCGGTCAAAATAGGCTTTGATTTGTGCTTCGGTTACACCGTCGAGCGGAATTAAATCCCATTTTTCTCTATCATAAACATCAATTTGCTTGCAACGTACGCCACCGTCTCGAATTGAAGACGAATAACACTCGTACATCACTTCTGTTTCATAGTGATGCCCACTGACAAATACTTCTTTCATTACTGCAATTTCACAATGCGAATACACGCCTTTTGTCAATTTACGAGTGAGCCAGTCACTCAAACGTGCCAAAAGTGCGTTCGGGTTTTTACCCGTTTTTTTACCTTTGTATAATGCGAGATAGATTTTAGTGCCTATCATTGTTGTGCCTCCGCTAATGTTTGCATTTTACCTATAATATCGTCATGAATACGTTGCAGTTCTTCATCACTCAACGCCTCATGCTTTAACTCATACTTACGCATTCTTTGCACTGCTAATTGTTGTTGCAATGCACGTAATCTTTCTGCTTGCTGAAGAATCAAAAGTGACGCAGACTGATTATCAAGACCTGCAACCGTTGCAAAACTGCTGATATAAACGCTTACTTCTCCAGCAAAATTTGCTTCTTTAAAGGCAATAGCGGCAGCTTCTCGCTCCTTATACTCTTCGGCAAACCTTATCCATCTAGAACTGATGTTCGCCGCTGTATCATCAATGCTATCAACTAGATTTTTAATGAGTTCACGCTTAATTTCAGTTTTCTTTTTTTCATCGACAATCCAGCTGTTTCCGTTCCATTTGTGTAATTCTGTTGGTTGTCTATCAACTAGAATGTATTGACTTTTAAAATAAATAAGTTGTTTAGTCTCAAGCTCTGATTCGTTTTCTACTTCCATTTCCACAAAATCATTTAAGTTTTGCGGAATAGGGAAAATTTGATAACTATTCAAATTTTCTTTTAAAAAATAGACTTTCATTAATCACTCCTTCATCGAATATCAATACGTTTTACAAAACGACCAGCAAGTTCTTCAATGTGTATTGTTGTACCGTTTCTATCAACAGTCACAGCGAATTCCTCGACTTCTACATGATACACACTAGTTCCACCAGAACTGTGTGGAATTACTTGACGAATACTACTAAAATAAACTCCACCGCCCCTTTTACCTTCAATCTCTGCCCCTACTTCAAAACTGACAATTTCAATATTGTTATTATCATCAAGCCTGTGGCCTGATGATGACTGAAGATACAAAATAAGTGTTTTACCAAAACACTTTTCTGAAATATTAATACTCCCAGAACTTACATTACCTTGCCACACTGTTTTTAATGTGCCAATTTGAGATAAATTCTTTTGTGCCTGCAAAAATTGCTGATTTATATCAACTTTTGCATTGTTTATTTCTTGTAAAGTAGATTGTTTATTTTCTTTTATTTCTTGGTCAACCCTCGCAGATAACGCTTGCATATTTTGCACAAGTGTACCCGCATCTAAAATTCCTGCGTTCTCAACAACGCCGAATGCTTTAACCCAAAATTGCACGTCATCAAATGTGTTTTTTGCTTTTATACAAAGTTTGAGAATAAGCGATTTAGGGCGAGTTTCATCTCCACCTGTTGCCATCGGGGTATCTAAAAGCGGATGCATAAATCCATTATCACTGAGATTATCATCGGTTGTAGTTGCAGTGCGTAATCGTGAATCTATAACAGTTTTCGTTTTGTCATAAAAAATACTACTATCAGATGAATCAGCCCAGTGTGTTCTCACTCTGTGAACGTGCTTTTTAATCTCGTCACTTTGTGTCTGACCGATATTTAACCCATTCCCTGTATTTCTAATAAATCGGTCTTCCGCAAGTGGCACATTTGAAATAGAACCATATTTACCGACCAAGTGACGATATAACTCAGGGTAACGTTGCTCGGTAACTTGTGTGGCAATCTCGTCAAAGGCAATCCAGCCTGCAGGGATATTATCCACGGCAAAATAAGCCGTCATCCCCACATCGCTACGGGTTAAATCAGGGAGTTTGTTGCTGTTGCCCAAAGTGCGGTATAAATCGGGAAAGGTTTGTTGGCTGAATGTTGAACCATCAGCACGTAAAAAACCAACGGGATTGGTTACCGCACGAGGGAATGATACAACTGCACCAATAGGCACGCCGTCGCCGCCTGCATCTTTCCATTCTGACCAACTTGAACCATTAAAAAAGCGTGTTTTGATTTTGTTATCATTCGCTTTACGTGCAATTTGACGCACCGCATTTGTTGCCCCACCGCTAACTACTTCAATATGCCATTCCCCATTTTCGGGTAGATTTTGACCGCTTGCTAAGTAATAATTGCCATCGGTTTTATAGCCATTGGCATCGCCCTGCCCTTGTTCTACTTTAAAATTCCCAATACCATAGCCTGCAAGTGTATTAGGCTTGCCTTCAATATCCGTATTAAATTGGGGTTTTGCCCCAGCGTGGTAGATTTTTTGGCGTTTGTAGGTTAAATCGCCGTTAGCGTGCATACGAAGCGTGCCAATCTCTCGGTTGCTTGATTTATATTCGAACCAGCAATCGCCATTGTTTGCCCCGATATTTAAATAGTCTCCGCGTGAAGCATAATGCTGGCTGTCTGAAATACGGATATTTCTTTTTGCCACAATACGATTTTCAAAGGATTTCTCGCCATTAATGCTTTCGTTACCATTTAAACCAACCTTTCCATCTGCGGTAGTTTTGGCTTCTACTGCTTTGTCATAGGCGGTTTTGGCTGCTTTACTTGTCGCTACGTTATCTTCGCTTTCGCTATTTACTGCAGAGGATTTTTTGCTGTTTTGGATGTAATTTTGCGAGACATTTAACTGTAATTGTGTTGTTTGTTGAGCGAGTTTTTTCCCTGCTTTTGCGGTGAGTGCAAGAGATTCACTTTCAAGCCCTGTGTCGTTGGTGAGTTGGACTATACCTTGTTGTGTGGTGCTTGCCTTGGCTATTTGGTGGCTGTGTCCGCTTTCATTAAATCCATTTTGCGTTGTGGCAGTAATGGTTTTTGGTGTCATTTGTTGTCGGGTGACAAAAATCACACTGTTATCAATAGATAATGTCACCGCACTAGAAGATTCTACTTTTAAGATCATCCGCAATACTTGGACTTTACCACTTCCGCTACTTTCTGTCGGTTTAAAACTTTCAGGACAGTTTGCGTAGGCAATGAGTTTGTTTTGTGCGTCAAATACGCCCATTTCTCTTATGTAAAAACCGCCGATATTTTCAGGGATGGTTAATTCAACGATGACTTGTTTATTATTGCGAGGGTCGAGAGAGACGGCACTGACAGGTGCAATGTGCGTTTGATGTACGAGAGCTGTTGCGTTCGCCGTTGGTGTGACCGCTTTCCCATTGCCATCACCCACAGCAAATTGGGTGAGCTGTAACGGTTGCCCTTGGCTTAATGCGTGAGCGATAGCACGTGTTCCGTAGTCGGTTAAGATTGCAAAATATTGTGATGCCATAAATATTCCTATTGTGGATATACCGTGATGATTTCGCCCCATTGCTGACCAACAAAGGCACTAAGTGACCCTGTTGGGGAGAGGGCGATAGCGAGCTGATTGAGATGTCTTGAGACGGGTTTAACATCGTTAATAAGTCGCACGAGTTCGTTATAGGTTTGTTCATTTAAACCACTTTCAGACACTTCTACGGTTAAGCTAAATGTTCCTGGCGTGCCTTGTGGGTTGGTTTGAAACCATTCTTTTAGTTCAATAAGATAGCCTATTGGCTCAACCACACGTTTTACTGCGCCAATCGTGCCTTTGTGTTTGTGCACAAAATAAGACTGTTTAATCGCAATGCGTTTAACTTCTTCCGTCCAGTTTTCATCCCATTTATCCACCGAAAAAGCCCAAGCTAAATAAGGCAGTAATTCAGCGGGGCAGCGTTCAGGATTGATTAAATCTGCAATAATAATAGGATTTTCTACCGCACTTTTTAGAATTTCAGCCGCACGTTTTTCTAATGGGGTTGAACCTATCGGCAGTAAATAATTAGTAATCATCACTTGTCACGATCTCCAAATTAATTGCCGTGCAGTAGGCTGATTTTGAGCTTGGTAGCACAATGTCGGCGGTAGGCGAGATAAGTTCTACTCGTTGTACCCCTTCTAAATGTAAGGCAGCATAAATACCCGATAGGCTAATGTCTCGCCCTAAACGGTGTTTTTCTTCGGTGTAAGCCGTTAATTTTTTTAGAGCAGCCGCTTTGATTGGTTCATATTCAGGGCCACGATAAAGATGTAATTTGGCACGGATTTCATAAGATTGGATTACCGCACTTTGGACAATAACTCGGTCGCCAATAGGGCGGATGTCATCATCGTTAAGTTTTGCTCGAACCACATTTAAAAGACTTTCCTCTGCCTCGCCTTGTCCATTGCGACTTAAAATTGTCACGGTAACATTAGCGGGCTGAGGGGAAACCACCGAGACATCTGCAACATCAGGGTGTGCAGAGAGTGCGTGAAAGATATAAGCAGAACGAGGACCCGCCACAGAAAGCCCCTCAAAGGCTAATTGCGTACGCAATCTTAATGAGGTGTCATCTTCTAAAATTTCGGGGATTTTAGGCGTAACATTATTATTCGCCTCTTGAATGACTTGTCTTTTTACATTGTAATTGGCTGCAATCACATCTAAATCTGAACCGCTTGCATAGGCTAACATTGTGGCTTTTGCTGCGTTATTGATGCGGTTTCTTTCCATCAACTGTAAGTAAACCACTTCTTGTAATAATTTCGTGATGGGCTCACTTTCTAAACTTAATCGTGCTTGCCAAAATGCCCTTTCATCTTGTGGGAAAAGTGCGATAAATTCCGCTTTTCTGTCTGCGAGCAAACTTTCAAAATCTAAATCTTCTAGCACTTTTGGTGCATCTAGTTTTGATAAATCGACTAATTCGCTCATTGTTTATGTCCTAAAAATAGTTTTTCGTTGTGCATTTCTTGGTTATCTTTACGACTGCGTGCGACATAACTTGCCACAATGCCACCTTCAACCAATTCAGGTTTAAATTGTGTGATCTGTACTCGAGGTTCCCAACGATTAATCGCAGTGACGGCACAAGCCGCCAGTTGTAATAACAATGTGTGGCTAATTGGGCGGTCTATTAGCATTGGGATTAAACTGCCATATTCACGCCGCTGAATTCGTGAACCAACTGGCGTTAGCAAAATATCGGCGATGGATTGTTTAATGTGGTCGCTTTCGTTTTTTAATGTTTCGCCAGTGTATCGATTCATACTATGCCTTTGCGTTAGAGGTTCGTTGGCCATCGCCTTGTTCAAGGTGGACGTGGTTTTGTAAACTAATTGAGCCACCTTTAATATCACCGCTTGCGGTCACGCTGCCTTGCGTGCTGATATTGCCTTTTGTGGTGCTTGTGCCTGTGGTTGATAAAGAGCCGTCAATATTCACATTACCTTTGATATTGATAGCGGGGCAGTCAATATCAATTTGATTAGCGGCAGTAATACTGGCGGTTTTGATACCTGTCACAACCAATGCACCACTTGATTGGTTGTAAGTGATTTTGGCACCGTCAGCAAATTCAATGACGTGTTCGTCGGGCGATTGGCTTGGGCTATTTTGTGTGTAAAGCCCAACTAATATGCAGGCAGTAGTAAATTCACCGCTAACGGATAACATCACACATTGTTCGCCCACCGTCGGCGGCGACCAAGTTTTGGTTGTACCCGCTCGAAATGTAACGAAGGGTAAAAAATCCGTCAGAATGTCACCGCTCTTTACGCGAGCTCGTGCAGTGGCGTGATTCACTTCAGCGATTACCCCAAAGCGGATAATGTTGTCTAGTTTTCGTTGTAATTCAGCAGACATAGGCATTCACAGTTAAAGAAAATGCCTTATTGTTGGCAATATTGTGCGGTGTGGCGAGTGTGGGAGTGTGTGGAATAGTAGGTAACAAAAAAGGGCTTTCGCCCTTTGATTATGCTCTGTCAATGATTGGGTTTGGAGTGTCCCATTCGCGTGGGAACGGTTCGTGTTGTGGAGAAAAAGCGATAATCACGATATGTTCATCTGATATTTTTTGATAATGAATTACAGGTCCTGATGTTTCTCCATTCAAATTTATTTTTAGCCCACTCATAGGACAATATCTAGATCCTTTATTGTAAGGGCCGCAGTGATAATGCCATATTTCGTTTTGTTGATAAACCTCTGTATTTGGAATGTCATTGAGATTATCATCAAGCCAAGATGGTTTATTTTTACCTCTTAATAGTTTCCCTTGTTTAATGGATTGCATAAAATCAAAGATGAGCTGCAATTCTTCATCTGACATGGCTTGAATGTCTTTAAAAAAGGGCGTGTTTAAACGCCCTTCTTGAAATTGTTTCGATAACTCAATCTTCATTTGTTATCCTACATCATCACTGCTTTTTTAAAATCATCAAAAGAATGTGATGATTTGTAGGTGTACCCTGCATCTTCAGATTTGCGATAAAGGCGTGATAACACTACTTCATCTGATTGTTGCTTGTATTTTTCTGATTTCATCATATTGCAAAGCGTGTGCATTTTATTGCTGAATGATTGTAGCGTTGTTGATAATTCTGGAGTTTTATTATTGACCATAATATTGTTAGCTAGATCATCATATTTATTAATTTTGCTTTCTAGTCTCAGAACGTCACTTAAATCAATATAGCTTAATGATTCTGCCGTAATTGACGCAATAACAAAATCAGTGATAGCAGAAACAGCTTTCACCATATCAATAATCTTTTCTATGTCTTGTTGATTGATCGATTTATTTTCATCTGTTTGAACACTGAAAATATTGACTGTGTGTGTAGTGTGACGAACAGGATGATTTATCGCCAATGGCGCAATAAATAACGCAGACATTGCCACGGTTTTTAATTGCTTAAAAATTGGCGCAAAACTTTCAAAAATAGGATTTAATGATAGATTTGTCATAAGTCACCAAAGAATAAAAGTTTGCGAAGTTTACAACTTTTTGAAGAAATATAAAACTATTTTCTACAATGTGCAACAAAAAAGGGCTTTCGCCCTTTTATTTTTTATTACCTAATTGAATAAAATCATCAATACGTTTACGAATATCTTTCATTCGTTGTTGAATGAATTTTTCTTCTTTTGTCCCGAATAAGGTATCATGATCAACCATAAAACGAACCGACACTGTGGTTTGTTCTGGGTTATCTTCATAATTAAATGTTAGCACCACAAGAGGATCATTTTCTTCATAACTTAATCTAGCGTGATATAAACCAATATAATAAGGCGATGCACCATAGGCTAAACTGCTGTCTTTTGCACGTCCGAATAGACGGTCTTTATTTTCAACATAAACTTCAACAAATTCTTGTTGCTGCCATAATGCGATTAATTCAGCGAGATTAGTCGAATGTTTATCAATATCTTGTTCTGTAAATCCCAATGCAAGACTGATTTGCGTAAAAAGATGATGGATTTCGACAAATTTAATATGTTTGCGTTCTAGCATTTAATTGTGTGGCTCTAAGTTGTGCTTTTAAAATGGTTTGAACATTTGCCTTGATTTCTTTGGCATTGTCACCCTTCACACGTTCGCCTTTTATTTGCGATGTGCGGTCAATAATTTCACGAATAAAAGGTGCATTTTCGTTCATTGATACCCTCCTATTTTTCGCCGATCCTAGCACTTCTGTTTACAATAAACAACAAAAAAGGGCTTTCGCCCTTGATTATGCTCTATCCCACATTGAACTTCTTGCTCTTGCTTGGCGTTGGTTTTCGATGCGTTGTATTTCTTTTGCTACTTGTTGTGCGATGGCTCGTTCGTCCATGCCTTGTGCGGCATGGATAGTGATATTTACGCTCATGGGCTGACTGGATTGCGTCATCATCGGACGAGCGGAAATGGGGGCACGAGTATCAACTTGCACAGGCGCGGCAGTTGCAACGCTGATCCCCAAACCGCCTGCAATAAGTGCTTGTTTGCCGTAATTAAGGGCGTTGAGTGTATTGACGCCAAGGCGTGATGTGGCTTCTTTGGTCATTACGTATTCGCCACCGTGGACAATGCCCATGGGTTGATATTTGCCGCCATTGCCGGTGTAGCCGCCTGAAGAATACATATTCGAATCAGAAAGTGCATCGAGTGTTCTTTCAGTTATACTTCCTGATTTGATAACCTTGTTTGTTTCTTCATTTCTTGATTGTTTAGCATTTTCAACAATTTTTGCTCCCGCCTGAATACCTGGCATATTATCGATTACCCATTTTATGCCATCCATTAATAGCTGTAATGGTTTGAGAGCTAAATCAATACCTGCTGCTATCCATTCGCCAAATTTTTTCCCTGCACTGGCTGCAGCATCTAAATCTTCTTTAGTACTTTGTACTGGAGACAATAAATCAGTAAACCATTTCACTGCTTTTTCAATCCAGCCAACGACGACACTAAATGCAGTGCCAAGCGGTTGGAATTTTTCAAGGACGGGGGCGAGACCTGATTTTAAGCCATCCCAAAAACCGCCGAAAAAGGCTTTGATTGGTTGCCAGAATTTATAGATTAAGAGTCCCGCACCAATAAAAGCTGCGCCGCTAAGTGACAGAATATAAGGCAGAAGTTTTAGAGGGGAAAGTAATCCTCTTAATATTAGCCGCCCTGCAGATGATAAATATCCTGAAAATTTAGGAAGAATTACATTTAGTTTGGATAAGCCTAAAAATAGCCGTGCAGCTGGATAGAGTATAAAACTTAAAGCAAGGCTTAATGCACCTAATAGACTTAAACTTCCCCCGATTGCAGCTGCAGTTTTTGCTATAGTAGAGGTCAATTTAGGATGTTTATCAATCCACGTCTGGATTTTATCAAGCAAATAGCCAACTCCGTCCATTAAGCTAGTCATCGTATCTTTTAAACTGGCTCCTACAGAACTATTTACATTGAATAAACGATTTTTAAATAATTGCCATTTTGCTGATAAAGTAGTCATTCGGGTTTGGAATTCCCTAGCCATACTATTTTTAGCTTCTTCACTATTTGCCAGTTCAATTTGTCTGCGCCATTCTTCGGTATTGGCAACAAGCCCTGCTAATTGGGTATTATAATTTCCGCCTGCAATATCGCTAATTACGCCAGCCCGTAAATGTTTAGGCAATTTTTTTATTTTTTCAACAATCATCATTAACGTACCTTGAGCATCTTTTACCATTGCTTTTTGAATCGCTTTTGGATCTAAACCTAACGCTTTTAGTCCGTTATTAACGGGTTTCATTCTAGTGGCTTTACTTAGACGGTTGAATGTACTTTCGATTGCTTTGGCTGATGTACTGGCTTCGTTTCCTGCCGTTAATAAAGTTGAACCTAGTGCAGCAAGATTCTTTTCACTAATTTTGACTAAATTACCAATTCCTGATGTGTTATTTAGGAAATTAATAATATCTGTCCCCTTTGAAATGGCATTATCATCTAAATAGTTAATAGTATCGGCTAGCTCTTTGGCATCTTTGGTGGTTAATTTAAAGTTTTTCTGTACTTTACCAAATAACTCTACTAATTCATCGGGGTTTTCTGCATCAAATGCTGTCGCCATTTGGGTATTTAAGCGAATAAAATCTTCCAATTCATTTTCCTGAATATCCATTCTCGCTGCAGCAGTAACCATGTCACCAATTTGATTTGTGGTAAGAGGTAATTCAGTTGAAAGCTGTTTAATCTTGTTTTTCCATTCATCGTATTTAGGGGTAAATTGTCCAAATTTGTCTTTTAGCCCTGGAACTTGGCGAGCAACCCCCGCCATAACATCTTCAAACGACATAAAATCTCGAATGGAATTGACAATTGGTGCAGTGATCGTTGTACCTGCAGCAGAGGCTTGGGCGCCAATAATTTGTGCTTTTCCACTAATACTTTTGAGAGTTTCAACTTGTCCGCGGTATTGATTGTAAGCAGCCTGTTTTGCGTTGAGTTTTTTCAATGCGGCTTCTTGATTTTTAATTTGATCCGTTGCACTTTTGGTGTTTTTCTGTAGTTCTCTTTGTTTTTGTGTGAGTTTCTCTGCGGAAATGCCTGATTTTGCTAATTCTTGGCGTGCTTGCTGTAATTTATTTGCTGCATCAATTTGTTCTTGCTTGAGTTTTTTTACCGCACTTTTCGCTTTCTCTACTTCCTTTTGAAGTCCTGCAGTAGGATGTTGAGCATTCTTCATATATTGAGCATAAGACGCTGCTTTTTGTTTGGCTTGCTCTAATTCTTGATTTAGTGAATCTAATTTTGATTTCAATGGGTTGATAGTAGAAGCATATTGTTTCATTGCAGCTTGATGCTGTTTATTTTGCTGATTTAGTTGTCGATGAATCGATTTGCTTTCTTTTAGTTTTGCCGATAGCTCATTAACGCTTTTAGATGCACTGCGAACTGGAGCAGAAATTTTATCAATGGCATTTAATAAAACGGTAAGTTGTAAATTATTCATTTTTTATTCACTTTTCTATTGACAAGATTAATTATTTAGCTCAATAATCGAGTAAGCAAAAGGGGGAAATATGATTGCAATACTTTCATTATTTATTCTGTTTGTTGGCTTACTTGGGCTTGCAATTGGTTTTGGTGTAATTGCATTGCCTTGGTTAGTTTCTGGCATTATTGCCGCGCCTGTTCTGTTTCTTTATATGTTGATGATGGGGTCGGTGCTTTGGCTTGCTGAAATCAACTTTTTCCTTGGTGTTGCAGCACTTGCAGTGTATTGCTATTGGATTCACATTATTCGCAAGCACATCAAATTAAAATCACAATCTAAAGACTTAATTGCTCAATAATTAAATCTTCAATCATTTCTAAATCACTATTACTAAAGCCCAGTAATTCACGCTGGGCATATTGCACTTTGAAATCTTTATTGTTAGATGGTCGTGCCGTTAAACCGTATTGATGCACTGCGAACTGGAGCAGATATTTTATCAATGGCATTTAATAAGACTGTAAGCTCTAAATTTTTCATTTTTACCCACTTTTTCTTGACATTTTAGGAATAAGGAACAAATAATGAACAAACTTAACAGGGAGAGAACGATGGAAATTTTTGTTTTGCTCATTGGTTTGCCAATTATTGTTGGTTTACTTATTGCATTTGGTACTGCAGTATTAGCCGCATTTAGTTATATTTTTGTTGGCGCATTATCTTTAGCGATTAATTTCTGGTATATCACGTTAGCAGTAATGCTTGTTTTGCTTGCACCTCTTATTTATTTAAATAGTTGGTTATTTTGGATTTTGGCTGCACTCGTTATTTTCTTTACTGTTGCTTGGTTTTTTGGTGGCGATACCGAACAAATCAAAGCAGAAATTGAACGTAAACGTATTGCTAAAGAGCATAAATTGTAAATTAACCCAATTAAAATTCTTTACCCGCTATAGCTCTAAGCACAAATCTTTCAATCATTTCAATATCTTCTTCCGC